TATCATGAGTAAAAAAACAGAAACAGAAACTGGATCAATAGATTCACTCAAAAGCTTTTTAAAACAAAATGAAGAGCACCACTACAACTACGAAGAAGATATAGATTATAAAGTGTCTTGCGGCAGCTTAAAAGTTGACTTTGAGTTAGGTGGAGGGCTTGGGCCTGGGCTCCATAGGTTTGTTGGTATAAACGAAGGAGGCAAGACATCTGAAGCCTTAGAGGTTGCTAAGAATTTCTTGAAAATGCCAAAAGCAAAGGCTGTTTATATAAAAGCGGAGGGCAGATTGTCGGGAGAGGTAAGAGAGAGGTCTGGAATAAAGTTCGTATCCAAAGAGGACGAGTGGGAGCAAGGTAGTTGTTTTGTTTTTGAGTCCAATATATATGAAACTGTATTAGATTTGATGAGAGTTCTTATTGCGCGAACTCCTGAGGCAATAAAATATTGTTTTGTGCTAGACTCCTTGGATGGATTAATAATGAAAGATGACCTCAAGAAAAACTTTGAAGACTCTCACAAGGTTGCTGGTGGCGCGCTGCTAGGCGCAAAGTTTATGCAAAAGATGAGTATCGCCCTTGCTAAAAGAGGCCACATGGCTATATTCATATCCCAAGTTCGCGCAGACATCAAGCTTGACCCATACAGCAAGGCTCCTGTTCGTCAAACTACTGCTACAGGAGGTAATGCGCTTCTTCACTTTGCTAATTACATACTTGAATTTGAGCCTAGGTTCAAAAAAGACCTAATACTAGAGAATCCTAGTGCACCATTAGACCATGACAAAAATAAAATAATTGGTCATGTCGCAAAAATGACCGTTAAGAAATCTCCTAATGAAAAAACCAATTATGTACTCGAGTATCCAATTAAATATGGGCGAAAGAACGGAACCTCTATATGGGTAGAGAAGGAGCTTATTGACATGCTCTACCTATGGGGCTACATCAACAAGAAAGGCGCATGGATATCAGTAGAAGAAGACTTCGTGGAGCTTCTAAAAAAAGAAGGCTATGAATTCCCCGCTAAACTTCATGGAGAGCCAAAGCTAAACGACTTGCTTGAAGCCAACCCAGACTTAATACAGTTTTTAATCAAACATTTTTCAGAAATAATCTATCAGTCCTAACAGAATGATCTTTAAAACACTAGTTGGTTCAACAAAAAGAGTTAAAAAGCCTAAAAACTATATGGTAAAATGGGACAAGCCAAGCAGAAGTAAAATGCAATTTGGCGTTAAAGATTTTGTAAGGAAATATTGGTTTAACGATGTGGTATTTGAGGAATTCCCTATTGTTGGAACTCGTATGAGTCTAGATCTATACAATGCCAATAAAAATATTGCTATAGAAGTTCAAGGCGCGCAGCACTTAAAATACACTCCATTTTTTCATGGCAAATCTAAAACTACATTCCTTAGTCAGATAAGGAGAGACAATGACAAGCAGGAATTCTGCAAACTCAACGACATTAAACTAGTAGAGGTTTACCCAGAAGATAAATTATCCGTGGATTTGTTTAAAACCTTTGGAGTTATCCTTTAATAAGTGTATATTATATAAATGAGCGAAAACATAGATCCAGAAAACATGCAGACCTTCTCGATGCCCGAAAACCTGCTTGAACAAATTTTTGAATTTACAGGTGGAGCAGAACACAGTAAAGGTTTTATTATAGCTTATGCAGACCAGAATGGAAAGCCTTTAGTTTACACTAGAGCACAGAATCAAATTGTAGAGATGGGCCTCAGAAAGTCTTTGGAGAAATATTTACTAAATATTGAAGAAGCTGAGAGCATGTACAATATGGAAAATGAAGACCCAGATGCTGGGCTTGAATAATTTTTCATAAAAAGCTTTACAAATCAATTTTTCTCTGCTAGTATAGCACTATGGTATATTCTTACGAATTAGAACAACAGTTTTTGGGCGGCTTACTAAATCATCCGGAGAAATATATGGAGATAGCTTCATTTATTACTTCCAAGGATTTTGTATCAGATGTAAACGGAGTTGTGTTTACTTTCTTGAAGCTTGATTATGAGGAAGGTAATTATATAGATGAGGTTGTTCTTGCTGAAAAAATTAAACTCTCTGGAATATCTTTTGAAGATAATATTAATATATCTGAATACTCTCGAGCTCTTAAATTAAGAAAAGGCTCAGCTGAATCTATAATTGACTCAGCCAAGGAGCTCGCAAAACTCACCGTAAGAAGGGGGATTGGTGAAACTGGGGCTAAATTGACCAAGTCAATGAAAAACCTAGATAGTTCTAAAAACTTCACCGAAATAATAGACCTTGCGGACTCTATATATAACGACCAAGTAAGCTCCTATGAGCTTGGCGACAATAAAGCTTCTAATATTTTTGAAGAAATGGAGCAATGCGTAGAAGACAAAGGCAACAACCCTCAGACTGAGTTTGGCCCTAAAGGCCCACACGAAAGACTGCACGAACTCTACGGATCTCTTCTTCGTCCAGGAAATATAACTACATTAGTAGCTAGAACTGGCGTTGGTAAGACTCAGTTTGTTATGGATTTCTGTGTTAAAGTTTCTGCAAAAGAAAACATACCTGTCTTACATTTAGATAATGGTGAAATGAGCAAGGAAGAATTAATGATGCGGCAGTGCGCATCTCTAGCTCAAGTACCAATGAACCTGCTTGAGACAGGGCAATGGAGACAGGCAGGAGAAGATGTGGTAAATAGAGTTCGCTCCGTCTGGAAAAAGATAAAAGAATACAAACTTTACTACCAGAACGTAGGTGGAATGCCTGTGGATTCAATGATTCAAGCTGTGAAACATTTTTACTATGGTTCTGTTGGCAGGGGTAATCCTATGATTTTAAGTTTTGATTATATTAAAACTACATCTGAAAACTCTAAAAATAAATCGGAATGGCAAATAGTCGGAGAGATGGTTGATAAATTTAAGAAATTAATACAAAGAGACATTACCACAGATGGACTTCCATCTATTTCTATGATGACCAGCGTTCAAAGTAATAGGTCTGGCATAACAAACAATAGGAGTTCTGAAAATATAGTGGAAGATGAAAGTATAGTTTCTCTATCTGATAGAATTACTCAATTTAGTTCTCACTTATTTGGCTTGCGGCAAAAAACCTTAGATGAGCTTGCTGCTGAGCCTGGATTTGGCACTCACAAATTGACATGTTTTAAATTCAGACACCTAGGAGAGAATATACATCGCGCAGTGCAACCAGTAAGAATGCCAACAGGAGAACTAAAGAAAAATTACATCAACTTAAACTTTGAAAACTTTAATATAACCGAAGTCGGAGATCTTCAAGACATGATTGAGTCTCAAGTTAACGTAAACTTAGAAGATGACAACGATATTTTTGGAGGGGGGATAGAGATTTGACATCAGAAAAGATAAAAGACGTTCTACAAAAGCTTGGCTATAAGTTAACAGACTTCGGCAACCATTGGAGGACCAATGCTCTATACAGGGGCGGTAAAAACTCTACTGCACTACAGATATATAAAAACTCTGGAGTATGGGTTGACTATGTAAATAATAGCCAGCACCTGCCTCTTAAATCACTAGTTGAGGCTACCCTACAAACTAATGATTCCTCGGAGTTGTCTAAATTCTTAGATGGATATGATTTTGACTCCCTACCTTCTGATAGTATAAGCCCCACATCCAAAGAAAGAATTGAAATGGAAAAAATTTACCCAGAATCAATACTAATGAAGCTTTTGCCTCATTATAAATTCTATAATGATCGCGGCGTTGGCGACGAAACACTTTCTTTTTTTAAGTGTGGCTTAGCTACAGAGGGGGCAATGTACCAACGTTTCGTCTTCCCTATATACAACTCAAATGGAGAGATACATGGTTTCAGTGGTAGAGATATGTCCAAACAGCCAAATGATAGGCCAAAATGGAAACACATGGGCAAGAAATCAACTTGGGTATATCCATTTTATTTAAAAAATGACTCAGAAGAGGAGCCGATCAGAGATGAAATAAGCAGCTGTAAAGAGGTTATACTTGTTGAGAGTATAGGTGACCTATTAAGGCTGCACCATAAGGGTTTCAGGAATGTCCTAGTTGTTTTCGGAACTTCGGTCTCTAACTCCTTATGCTGTCATCTCGTTTCTCTGGGTTTAAAAAAAATTATCATATCACTAAACAATGACAGCGATAAAGAAAAGAACAGGGGAGAAATAGGCTCACTTAAAAGCTATCTCAAGCTGCTAAATTTCTTCGACAGGGATAAATTAATAATTCACCCACCAGCAGCTTCAGACTTCGGAGATATGAATGACGAGGACTTCTTAGTGTGGAATAATAACTTAAACAACTTTAATATTAAAGAGGGGATTAAGAAAAATCATGAAAAAATCATTAATCTTTTAAAAAGCAAAGATATACCTGCCTCATCATACAAAAATAAATACTTCTCATGAAAGAAATAACTCCACTGTCGGCTAGTAGAATCAAAACTGCACAAAGTTGCTCTTGGAAATACTGGGCGACATATAAATTGAAAGTCCCTGATGCGGGAAACGATGGTTCTAGTAGGGGTTGGATTTGTCACTTAATATTTGAGCTTCTTGGTGAGCCTCGGCATAGGCATATTTATGACGAAATCATATTAAAAGATTCAATATATTTGTGTGAACCAATAAGGAGGCTAGTAGCCTATCACGCTAAAAAGTTAAATGTAAACGATAAAGACAATCTTGAGTTGATAAACAACATGACTTTGGCTGGCTTGCATTTTGACTTCTT